GTAGATGATTCATTTAATAAAATTGGAGATGCAGTAAGCAATGCAGTAGAAGCGACTGGTAATTATATTTCTGAGACTATTAAATCTGCTAAGTCTATAGTAGAACTTAACAAGGCGGCTGCAATGTCAGAAGTTGTTTTGCAAGGTCTTATAGAAAAATATGATAGACAAGCAGAACTATTAAGACAAATTAGGGATGATGAAACTAAGACTATAGCAGAAAGACAAAAAGCTAATGATGACTTGCTAAAAGTATTAGAACTGCAAAGTCAAAAAATGCTTGAGCAAGCTAATAATATTGAAGCAGCAGCACAAGCACAGTTTGATAAAAATAGTAATGATGCTAATGCAATAGCACTACAACAAGCTAAAAATGAAAAACTTGGCATAGAAGCTCAAATAACAGGATTTATATCAGAGCAACAATCTAATGCTAATGCTTTAAGTAGAGAGGCTATAGAACTTAATCAATCTAAAATAGATTCAGAAGCAGAACTGTCTATAGCTAAAAAACAATTTCAAGCTGAACAAATACTAGACGAGGTTACTAGAATAGAGGCTCTTAGACAAGCTGCAATAGAAGAACAAGCTATAGAGTTAAAAAGATTAAATGATAAAAAAGCATTATACGTTGAAGGCACTCAAGCATTTCAAGATGCTCAAAATGAAATAAATAAGTTTACTCAAGAAAGTAATCAAAACTTAGATAAGATAGATGATGCTTTAGTACAATCTAAAAAAGCAAGAACCACAAAGGCATTAGGAGAATTAGCAGGAATTGTAGGGCAAAATAGTAAGTTTGGTAAGGGTATTGCATTAGTACAAGCTATTAGAGATACCTATGCAGGAGCGAATGTTGCTTTAGCATCAGCACCACCACCATTTAACTTTATATCTGCTGCAGCGGTTATAGCAGGAGGTATAGCAAACGTAAAAGCTATTACTGCAACTAAAGAACCAACACCACCTAGTTTTGCTAGAGGAGCAGGAGGCGGAGGAGGAAGCGTATCAGTTCCTACACCACAAGTACCTAGCTTTAATGTAGTAGGTACATCAGGAACTAATCAGTTAGCAGAAAGCATAGCAGGACAATCTAAACAACCTATTAAAGCCTATGTAGTATCGTCTGACGTTAGTACTGCTCAGAGCCTAGATAGAAATATTGTTGAAGGTGCTTCAATATAAAATACAAAATAGAAACTAAGATACGTTATATAAATATGAAAATAGTAGAACTAATTTTAGACGAGAATGAAGAGTTAGCAGGAATAGAAGCTATCTCAGTAGTAGAGAGTCCTGCAATAGAGGAGGATTTTGTTGCTTTAAAAGCTGAGGAGATTAAACTTGCTGAGGTAAACAAAGAGAAACGTATTCTTATGGGTGCTTTATTAATACCTAACAAGCCTATATACAGACGTAACGGAGAGGATGAGTACTATATATACTTTTCTAAAGATACTGTATTAAAAGCCTCTCAAAAGTATCTTATGTCAGGTAATCAGAACAACTCTACTATGGAGCATCAATACGAGTTACAAGGATTGTCATTAGTAGAATCTTGGATTATAGAAGATGAGGTACACGACAAGTCTAGAAAGTATGGTATGGAATTACCTATTGGTACTTGGATGGGTGCGGTAAAGGTAAACAATGATGATGTTTGGGAGAACTATGTAAAGACTGGCAAGGTAAAAGGGTTTAGTATAGAAGGCTACTTTGCGGACAAAATGGAAAGACCACAAGATTCTGTAGGTATGTCTAAGGAGGAGCAAGAGGCTAATCAAATCATAGAAAAGCTAAAAGACATATTCAATGCTTAAAGAAGATAAAACACCAAGCTATACAAGTCCCAAAGGAAGCAGCAGGGGATGTCTATGCAAAGATGAGAACACCTACTCTAGAAAGTGTTGTGATGGTTCTCTATGGGCGCAAGGAATAGGAAACATATATCGTAAATCTTAAATAAATAAAAATGAGTACACACAAAACAGTTTATAACAAACTATTCTCCAAACAAGAACTATCTGCTGAGAAGGTGGAGTTAGCTATGATAGATGACGTTAATTCTTTATACGAAAAAGGATTTAATCTATATGATGTTCAAAGCGAATTATTAAAGGCACAAGATAGAGTTAAAAAGTCTAAAGATTTATTTGACCAATCTGCAAAAAAGGCAGATGAGGCTATACAAAAATCTAAAGAAATAGGAGCATCTGATTTTGTTAAACTATTTCAAAACAAATTAGACGAGGCTAAAAGTGCATCTAGAACTGCTGATAGTTTAATATCTGCAATAGATAAAGCAATAACAATTTTATAAAACCAAGATATGAACACACAAAAAAATGTTAATCAAAGACTTGCTAAACTATATACTCAAGATACTAAGCAAGAGTTATCCTCTGAAAAGATAGAGTTAGGTCTTACTCAAGATGCTTTACAGATATTTCAATCATTAGATAAAATTAAAAATAAAATTGAAAGTGATTTAAGTAGTCTTAAAAGACAAGCTATTATGGGAGATAGCGGTATTAAAGAGTTTAATAAAAAAGCTGATGATATTGAGCAAATGGCTAAGGACTTAGGTGTTTCTGTTACAGATATTAACTTACAAAAACTTATATCTGAGGTTAAATCTATGCAGAAATTATTTGATGACATAATAAAAGCATAAACTGAAAATGCAAAATAATAATTATTAACCGTTATATAAATATGAAAAACCCATTAGAGATGCTAAAAGAAATTAAAAGCGTTCTAGGTTTGTCTGAGGAGGTACAAGTAGAGCAATCTACAGAAACCAACTTGGCACAAATGACCCTAGAGAATGGTACTATCATTGAAGCAGAAGAGTTCGCTCCTGAATTTGAAGTGTTTATCGTAACTGAGGAGGATAAAATAGCCTTACCAGTTGGAGAATATTCTTTAGAGGATGGAATGGTTCTTATTGTAGAGTCTGAAGGTATCATCAAAGAAATTAAAGAAGCTACATCAGAAGAAGAAGTAGTGGAAGAAGAAGTAGAAGCTGCTGAGGAATCTGACAAAGAGGAGATGGCTTACGCTACTAAAGAAGAACTAGCTGAGGTTAAATCTATGATTGAAGAAATCAAAGCTATGATTAAGGATAAAGAAGAAATGGCTGCCGTAGAGGAGCAAGTAAAAGAGGAGTTATCCTCACAACCTGCTGCTGCACCATTAAAGCACAATCCTGAGGCTAACGTACAAACCAAGAAAATGGTATTTGGTAACAACAGACCACAGTCTATTCAGGACAGAGTATTTGCAAGAATATCTAACATTCAAAAATAAAATAAACTAAATAAAAATGGCTACAACAACCGACATTACAACTACATTTAGCGGAACTTTCGCAAATGATTATATCGCCGCATCACTTTTGAGTGGAGCAACTTTAAATAATGGTGGTATAACAATCAAACCAAACGTAAAGTACAAAGAAGTAATCAAAAAAGTTGCTACTGATTCTAACGTAATCAAAGACGCATCTTGTGATTTTGCTGATACTGCTACTGTTACTTTAACTGAGAGAATCTTACAACCTGAGGAGTTCCAAGTAAACCTTGAGTTATGTAAAAAAGATTTTCGCTCCGACTACGAATCAGCTCAAATGGGAATGTCTGTATATGACAACTTACCTCCAACTTTCGCTGACTTCTTAATTGCTCACGTAGCAGGATTAGTTGCTGAGAAAACTGAAAACACTATTTGGAAAGGTGTTAATGCTAACGCAGGAGAGTTTGACGGATTAGTAACTAAAATGACTGCTGATGCTTCTGTAGTTGATGTAGTAGGAACTTCTGTAACTGCTGCTAACGTAATCGCTGAAATGGGTAAAGTAGTAGATGCTATCCCTTCTGCATTATACGGTAAAGAAGACTTATACTTATATGTATCTCAAAACGTAGCTAGAGCCTATGTAAGAGCATTAGGTGGATTCGCTGCTGCAGGATTAGGAGCAAACGGTGTAAACGCTGAAGGAACTCAATGGTGGAACAACGGAGCATTATCTTTTGATGGTGTAAAAATCTTTGTTGC